GGCTGAGTGTCTAAAAGACAACCCCAAAGCTTGGGCTGAGATGAAAGCCTATAATGTGGCCGATACGGTAGCTACCTATTGGGCGACGACCGAAGGGGGGAATGAATGGCAACTATGGCGACGACCGACGACCGGAAACCAGGGCGACGACCGAAGGGGGATCGTAAGGCTAGCCATGCCGATCCTGTTGTATCTCGCAATCGCTACCCGTTGCTGCCGTATCGTCCGCCTACTGAGACCAGGGATCGTATTGCGGCTATTGCCGCGCACCTTGGCGTATCTCGCAACCAGGCCCTAAATGCATGCGTTGACGCGATGTTTTCGCGGATTGCGACGACCGGCAAGGGATCGGCCAAATAAATCCCGAAATACTTTTCCGCCATATCTCTAGTAGCTACCTACGCTTACGACATAATCCGTTATTTCGCTCAACAAAGTAGCTACCTACGACCGATTACTAGCCTAGCCTAGATTGATTGCGTCCGGGAAAACGAAACGCGAAATGACTGGTTCGCCTGTATCAGTCAATCGAAGAATCGAAACGGTAGAGCGTACTACTGGCCATCCGCAAGTTGACGGAATCGGCGTTTCGAATCACGTTTTGCCGATGTTTTGAGATTTTGGTCGTTTCCCGCAAGCCGTTAGTGTTGAATAGCGGCATTTTGGTTGCTCTTAACCGGAGTTCTGCAATGTCGAAACAAGCTTTTAAGCGCGTCCGCAAGTCTCTCAATATGGAAGTTTCCCGCAAGCCTCTCGATTCGTTCGCATGGCCGGGTGGATACCCCGTTTACTACGTCTTCGCCGATGGCGGTTGCATTTGCCCGAAATGCGCCAACGACAACATTGACGACATTGACGCAGCCAACAAAGGCGAACGTCGGCACAATTCGCATGGCGGATGGGCCATTGACGCATTCGACGTCAATTATGAAGACGTCGATCTTGTTTGCGACCACTGCCATAAACCCATTGAAGCAGCATACGCCGAATAAACCGCAAGCCAATTGCGTTGAAAATTGGCAATCTCTTTTCTGGAGTTCTCAATATGTCCGTTCGCAATTCCGCATGGCGCAAAGCGCGCCACCTCGTTTCCCGTTCATCCGATCTTTTATTCGTTGGCCGATATGAAGCCGTCGCGGGCAATACGGCGCGACTAGAGCGCGTCTGCCGGTCAATCCAGCCTAGTCGGGCCAAATGCGTTCAGGGGGCGATTGTGGCCCGAAATGGACGTGCGACATGAACTGGCATTTTCACGTTCAAATGAAGAATGGCGAATTGTCGGCGCTCATTGTTTCGCATCCTGGCAATTGCAAGCCGGATGCCGTTATTGTCGGCGAAATGCTCCAGCCCGCTTGGCAATACCTTGGAACGCGAAGCACGCTATTCGCCTGGAGAGATCAAGACGCGCTTCGCAACCTTTGGATAATGGCGACGCGCAACGAATGGCCGAACAAATGGAAAGTGGGTCAATCATGCTAAGAGACAAATACAAACCCCTGCAATGGTCCGATTTCGTCGGCAATTCGCAATCCGTAAAGCAAGTTCGCGAACTAATGGGCGCGAAGCGGTTTACGGGCGGCGCGTTTTGGATAACGGGCCCGTCCGGAACTGGCAAGACGACAATGGCGAATCTAATCGCATCCGAAGTGGGCGCGAACTACTTCGGCATTGAGAACCTGGACGGCGACAAATGCACTGTGGATGCCGTCCGCAAGCTAAAGGACGATTTACTTTGTAGTCGGCTCGGCGGTTCTGATTGGGTTGTGGTTATCGTCAATGAGGCGCATGCTATGACGGACAAAGCGGTTCAAGCATTTCTAACCCTTCTTGACGAATTGCCGGAGAACCGCATTGTGGTATTCACCACAACGGAAACGAGTAGCCGGGATTTGTTCGGAAACTTCACTGGCCCATTGCTAGGCCGATGTTACCCCGTGGAACTTGACGCGCCCACCGATCAAGAGACCGCTTTCAGGCTCTTGGCAATTGCCCGCGCCGAAGGTATGGACCTGGACGGAGAAACCGCGCTGAGAATTGCCAAAGTATCCGGCGGTTCGATTCGTTCGGCCATTCAACGCCTGGACATTGGCGCAATCCCCCCCGTAGATAAAACGTCGAACCGTAAACCAGTCAGCGCCGACACTGCGAAACTGCTGGCAAAGATGGGAATAGCGGCATAGCCCCCCCCCCGGTAGCGAAAATTCGAAGTCTCAAACAATGGAGAACCAAGCATGGAATTTACCCATTCGATTCAACGCGGATACGTCGAAATCAAATTTGACGGCAAGCCCGACGACAAGATTCGTTCGGCGCTGAAGGCTAACGGCTTTCGATGGTCGCCGTCGGCGCTTGCATGGTGGAGAACCAAGGTAGTCGGTTCGGCCGATTTCCTTGGATGGCTGGAGAATAAACTCCATCCCGAAGTGAATTACGCGCCATGCTGGAAATGCAATGACCCGTCGGGCCGACTGCGCCACCATGACGCTTCATCCCCCTGCTATTGCGACGCTTGCGAATTGGAACATATCCGAGCCGATCCGAACCGCCGATTTAATTTCGGCCCGGACATTGACCGGATGGTAGAGGATGACAACGCGCGATTGTGCGGGGTTTAGCCCCCTATCCCCCCCGTAGGCGAAAACATTGGAGAACCGTCAAATGCTAGGCGTTCAATATCTAATCGTCGGAACGAACCGCGACGCGAACCGTTGCTACCGTTGCGGCCGCTGTTTCCTCAGTCGCGTAGTGTGGTTGCAAGCCGTAGTCGACGGGAAGGACGTCGGCGAACCTGCTCCCTACGGAACGGACTGCGCAGCCCGCTTGTCCGGCCGGTCGATACCGTCAATCGAGAAAGCCGCACGGATTGCCGGTTGCAGAATGCCCCGATACGTCAAAACTGGAAAGCCTACCAGGAGCAGCGACGATATGCCGCTATTTGCCGACGCGCCTACCCCCGCCTCAGCGGACAACCTATTACGGCAAGCCGACGCCAACGAAACATGGGCGGCCATTTACGGCGGCGCACGGGCCGATACGCTTAACGCAGTTGCCCGGCAAATGCGGACCGCTGCGATTGCCGAACTTGACGCGCAGGGTTTAGGGTATGCCCCCCTGCCCGGCGAACCGGAATTGACCGACGCGGAATTATTGGCGGGATTGATGGCATAGCCCCGTTTGACCCGCCACCGTTGGAATTTAACTGAGGGAGGACACACAATGTCGCACGAAATCCGAGAACTGACCATCGGGCAATTCGGAGGCGGCCAGTATGTCGCAAACGTCAAGACCAAAACCGCCGACTTCGAGGTCCGCGGCCGATACGCCTACGACCACACGGCCGACACGTTTACCATCGAAGGCGGATACGACTACGACGACCCAAGCCTAGAGCGAGAGGTCGCCAGACTGGACCGATTACCGAATGACCCGCTCTATTCGCTGATCGAGAGCGAGCTAGCGAGATCGGCACAATAGCCCCCCGCCCCCGTCCGTAGCAGATTTTGTACAACGCATGCCGGCGGCGTGGAATTGCCGGCGGGAACTTTTAGGGAGACTCAACACAATGGCATACGAACGCAAAACCCGCGATTGTTGGCGGTTCTATCTCAACTACGGCCAGGGATGGGAGCATGAAATCACCGAATATGACCGCCAGGCGATGATCGTAAACCGCAAAGCCTACCGGGAGAACGCGCCGCAATACCCGCTCAGAGTTGTGCGCGGCCGTGAGAAGATCGAGCAACAAGCCTAGCCCCCCCGTCCCCGTTTACATTTGACCGACATTGGAACTTTTCAGGAGAATTTGATTATGACGACGACACTTGACAGCCAGGCGATTTTGGCCGCATGCGAAAACGATTTACAAAAGGCCGTTGTCGAATGGGTTTGCGGCAAACTGGACGACTACGACGGCCAGGCCGATAAGGTTTTCGCGGACCTTTTCCACGGCGGTTGCGAATCCGGCATTGTCGGAAATCTCGTTTATTACACGGACACGGCCGCGTTTTACGTCAAGCACCGCGAAGCCATTTGGGAACTATTGGCCGAGCAGGCCGACGACGTTGGCCAATCGGTTTTGTCGTTGGTGATTGCCCGTCAATCCGACATCGACGACCCGGACGTTTTCGAAAATACGATGGCATGGATGGCGTTCGAATCGGCCGCAAGGCAATTGGCGGATAAGCTGGGAATCGACGTTTAAGCGACGCCCCCGCCCCCATTTACCCGAACCAGAAAGCGAGGAACACAATGTCAGAATCCGAGATCCGCACAACCGCCCAGGCCCACGGGCTTGAAGTCTTGAAGCGAATTACGACCGGCAGCGAAAAACGCCACTTCGCGACCTTTGAACTATCGGGCGACCCGGCCAAGGGCGCGCCGTACATCGAGATTGATTCCGTATGGTGCGAGGTCTAGCCCCCCCGCCCGATCGAATTGCGACGAGCCAGGAACTTAACGAAGGAGGAACAGACAGATGACTTTGACAGATTTTGCCGCGAAGTATCCGAACATGGCCGAAGCCAACTACGACGGCACTAACTACGAAATTACCGGCGACCGCAAAGCCACCGCGACGGCCATCGAACTTGGCGACGCGAGCGCCGTAGTGGAGATTGGCGAACCGCTCAAAGGCTGGCGCGATTACCAGGTATTCGCGACCATCTACCCATTCGGACGCGGCGACGGAAACGAGCAATGGCGCTATTGCGTCATGGCGGGTTGACCCCCGTCCCAGGCGAAACCAGACACCAACACAAAGGAGAAAAGACAATGGACGACGAATTTGACGACGACGAACCCGAAACCGAAGAAATGCCCCCGCGTGAAATCGAGGTATGCAGTAATTGCGAATGGTGGCGCGTCATGGGACCGGCCAGCGACATCGAGGACGACGACGACATCCGGGAAATGATCGGCGACATTCACTACGCGATAGCCGGCCTTGGACACGAACCGTCAAGGCCGCACGGCCAACGGATTTTGTTGCACGGCTGGAATGGCGCGCATTCGTGGGCACGGCACCACCGAGGCGTTTGTACGTTTTCGCACTTCACAGCCGACGAATGGAAGGCAGTCGAGGACGCCGTAGACGCCGTGATTGACGAGCATTGTGCGAAGGCACTGGCCGAACAGGCCGAGGCGTAATCGACCGACTCCCCCCGGTAGTGGAAAACTGGGGAACCAGGTAGCGGGCAGCCGCTCGCGAGGAAAAAGGGGTAACGAAGATGGCCAGCTACTTTTCGAGCTTGACTGACGCCCGCGAACATGCGGCCAGGGTGATTGCGGCCGGCCAGCCGATCAAGTCGATTATCGAGATCGACCACGTTGACGGCCGTCGATTTTTTTGCTGCCTCGCACCGATGGCAGTCTTTGCCCGCCACCTTGCCGGCAAGCCGATGGCTGACATCGTGCGATTGATCGCGGAACACGATCCGATGGACGCAGCCGGCCGTGCAGTGGCCGACGCCAAAGAGGCAGCCACTAAGGCGGCTTACCTGCGAGGCAACATCCGTTGCGAGCGATGCCTCGAAAAGATCGACGGCAACACGGCTTACAAGCAACGCGAGTGGTGCAACGGCGTGCGGTGCTTGGCATACTACTGCGACCGCTGCAAAAATCTATTGCAATCCATTGGGGACGGCGAGACATCCGACCTACAACATCGGGCAACAACCAAGTTGTCCCGCGAGCCGGCCTACAAAGGGGATTTTGACGAGTAATTGCCGGCACGTCGCTGGCACGTTTGGCCGCACGTCGCGGCTGGTTTTGATGCCCCAAGTCGGGGCGAGGAGAATTGGAATGCGAAAGGTAATCGCAGGAAAACGGTACGACACCGAGACATCTACGGAGATCGCGACCAGCGAATCTGGCGATCCGTGCAATAATGGCGCGACGACCAAGACGCTGTATCGGACACCGTTGGGCGCATGGTGGTTTTGTAAGTCGCGCAAACACGATCACGGCCATTGGGTAACGGATATTGAGCCAGTAGCAGCAGACGACGCCTACGCCTATCTGGAGTCGCACTCGGACCAAGAGGCGCATTGTGCGGCAATCGAGAGCTACTTCGCCGACCGCATTGTTGACGCCTGAGCCAAGAAATGCAGCGCGGCCAGGCCATTCCTGCCGCGCGATCGCGAATAACAAACGGAGTTCGCGACAGATCGTTTCAATCCACGCGGCCTGTCGGTCGCGACCGGAAATTTAGGCGACTCCCCCGGTAGCGGAAAACGGGGGAACCAGGCAGCGAAGGAGAACCGACAAATGAGCATGAACGAATTTTGGGACATTGCAAGCCCGACGACATTGGCAAGCCTGATCGCGGATATCGAAGCGGCCGGATACTGCGACCATGACCAAGCGTTTCGTTTGCGAGGCGATGCCATCGACGCGCTGGTTGCCAACGTCGGCGAAGCCGAAGCGGACGAACTGATCGCCGCAGCGGCAGGTCATCCACGCTTTGCGATGGCTTGACCCCGGCCACCGTGGGAACCGAGTAGCCTAGCCGTTGTAACCGACCAGGACGGCGCGAAAGTGAATCATCAGGGTTTCTAATTTTCCGCCCGCGTCTTTTCTTTTGCGGAGCCGGCCCGCGTTGACCGGCATTGGGGGGATTGAAGAATGCGATACCAAATCCTTTGCAGCGATGGAACCACCGATTTTAACGACGGGCCGGACTCCCAGCGATGGGGCGACGACCTGCCGCAAATGATTGAGTCGGCCGATCACTTGAAGCAGCAATACCCGCAACGCGATTACATGGTCGCGGACGCATCCGGCGCGACGATCTACACCACGGCGAACTAACTCAGCGAAAACAACGCCCAAGGATCGCCCAGGATGAGCGCGGAGACACCGGGACGGCTTAGAGGTCGTCCGGAATTGGCACTTGAGCAGGAGGACGACATGCGAGAAGTACCGAAATGGGAACGCACCTACAAGCCAGGCTGGACCGCCGCGACGATTTACGACGGCGACGGAAACCGAGTCGCGAAGGTCGGCGCGTTGCCCGGCGAGGAATGCCCCGGACTGACCACCGAGAAGGTAGCGGCCGACTCCGCACTGTTGACGGCAGCACCGAAGTTATACGAGCAATGCCGGTTGCTTCGAATGGCATTGACAACCGACGGCGCACGAATCGGATATTGCGCCCGCTATGGCGAAAAGGACTGGCGGCGAACCGTCGAAGCCGTGGACGCGGTTTTGCGAGAGACCGAGGAGGCAATGACGCCGCCCCCCGGCCCGAGGAAAAGCGTCGTGTTTCAAGTGCCGCTGTTTGCCTAACCCCCGCCCCCATTGGAACGCCCAGGGAAGCCGACACCCTTGAATGTCGGACAATTTGAGCGAAGGAGAGCGATACTATGAAGAAAGACACGACATTGAACAATTGGCGAACCATGCCGGACCGGCAGCCGATCCTAAAGCACTTCCGCCCGATCCCCTACAAGGCGACCGGCAGCCGATACGGCGCGTGCGGAATCCGAATCGACGGCACACCCGAATTTATCGACGCCGTGCTTTCCCACTTGAAGGAACTGATTGACGGCGAGAACCACGTCACCCGCTTGGAGCTTGCCAGGAACGCCGTAGACGGTTCAAAGTTGGGCAAGGCGTTCAGTAACTCGACCAAGGACTCCGAGTGTTGCTACGTCCGGCTGCACATGCGAGGCGGACAGGGCGCGGCAGCGTCCGCATTTTTCGACCGGCATTTGGCCGAGCCGACGCGCCGATTCGCCGAGGCGATTGGGGTCGACGTTTAACCGCCCCCGCCCCCAGTAGCAACGCAAACCCGCCGAACGAGCGGCGAAGGAGGAAGGAATGAAGACACCGACCCCGTGGTACGTTGTGCGCCACGTCGATGGCAAATGGACCATTCAGGACCAAGAGCGAGGCGGCGGAAATCAGATCGCTATGCAGTACGGACGCAGCGACATTGAGGACGCGGAGTTTATCTGCCGAGCGGTGAATTGCCATGACGAGCTATTGAAATGCCTTCGCTGGTTCGAAGGATACTACACACAGGCCGGAATCGGCGATTGCCTTGAGGGCCACGACGACGACGATGACGGCGATATGTTTGACGGCGACGAGCGGTTTAACGTCCGCCACGCAAGAGCCGCAATCGAGAAGGCGACCGCCCCCGCCGTGGAAAGCGAGACAGGACGATGAAGCCAGGCGATTTCGATCATCCGACAGCATACGTCGAGTGCGTGCCAGTTACGCCTGATCGACAACAGTGGACCGCAGTTATTGCGGTTGTTGGAGTCAGTCATATCGCGGACACGCTGACAGCGGCCGGATACGAGCCAAGCGACAACGGCGTCAAGTTCTCGAAGTGGTGCGTAAGTTCTCGCGTTCATCCGTGGGTAAAGCGATTCGGTCCAAGCAGCCGCGCCGACATTCGCGAGGCAGTCATGGAGGCTTTCCGGGAACTTGACAAACTTAATCGGACCCCCGCCCTAGCGAAAATATCCAAGGAGGCGACATGACTGAACACGAACTGCCGAGAGTGGGAGAGGCATTGCTACGCTTCCGCGGCCAACTTATCGCCGAAGTCGCGAACGACCACCACGCTATCCGGGTCTACGCGGTCGAGCAGGTTCCGCAGGCCGTTCGTCGCGGAGTGAACGAGAACCGCACGGGATGGAACCATCACGGCGGCTTTGCGGCGCAGATTGAATGGACTGGCGGGTTGAGTTTTGCGAAGCTTTTCAAGCGAAAGGAATCGACGGAGGAGTGGATTCAGGACCATCGGCCGTTGACGTACTTGAAGACCGGCCTTGGCGTTGACCGAGAGTACCAGGAGTTGGTGGACAAACTCTATTTGGAGTGGACGGAATGATCGCGCAAGACACCGAAGACGGCCTACGCATTACCTGCCAGGCATACAAAGGCTATGGATGGATTACGCAGCCACCCGCCGACATTCGCGGCAGAGAATGCAACGCCTGCCGAGGAAACGGAACGATTCCCAGTCCGGCATTGCTTCGCACGCGGCCGTTCCCGATCCAGAAGGCAATCGAGATAACGACGCCACGGTAGCCCCCCCCTCTCAGAAAAAAGGAGACAACGTGCAAACCAACGACCTGATACGCGCACTGCTCGAAGTGCTGGAACCAAGGGAATGGCTAACCGAACTGGTTGACCACGACTTCGGAGCGATCCAGACCGAGGAGTACGCTTGCCCTGATTGCGAAAGCCAAGGACTTCGCGCGGAACACAAAGCGGATTGCCGCTACGTCGCCGCCGTGAAGGCCGCACGGGAGTATTTGGCGACCCCCGGAGTAGTGGAAAATCGAACGCCGATGGACGCGATGGCCGAGGCGATCCAGAAGGTGATGCCGGGATTGCCGGTTTACCCGATTGACTTGACGGCCACGATTGCTGGCCCAACCGTAACGCTCACGATGGAGGACGGAACGCAGGTCGTGCTTCCGGCGACGGATAGCAAGCGGATGCTCGGCGAACTTGTCCGCGATTGGTGGAAGGCGGTTTACGATCCGGCCATCCCCCCGGTAGAGAAAAAGGAGAACGCAACTTGAAGATCGTCGGCCTATTCGAAATCGGAGACATTCGGATTCCGCTCGTCGATTGCAAATGGATCGACGACTGTTTCGAGTACGTCTTTGACGGCTGGACACCGAGACGATCGCCGTTTATTGCCGAGCATATCTTCGAGCCGTATTTCGACACCGAGGACATTCACACGATCCCACAGTCGGCATTCGAAGGCGGATACAGTTTTCAGTATAGCCAATGGCGATACATGGTCCGACGGCCCGACAACAGCTTGCTCAAGGCGACTGGCTGCGAAGGCGGGTTCATTGTCGCGGACACGCTTTGGGTTCCGCCGCGAAGCGACCGCCGTTGCCGGCTACAGTTGCGATTCGTTGGCGAGCCAGTATTGACCTACACGTCCGGGACGCCGAGCATGTTCGACGACTGGCCACAAAAGTCGCAGCCGCAACATTTGGCCCGTTCGGCATGGGACCACATTTGGTACAATCCGGACATCCGGCACGCCCGAAAAGTGGCCGAGCGATTCCCGTCCTATTGGTGGGTCCAGAGCTTTCGGCCGGAAGTGGTTTTGCCGTTTTAGCAAGCCCCCCTCTGAGAAAAAACGCCAAGTCCACTTTACCCGTCACGAACGCCCGTCCGTCGAAACCGCAAGGAAATTCCGCGCCCCCTGTTTTTTCCGAGTGGACGACGTAAAAATGGAGTCCTTATGAGAAAACTCATGTTCGTTGTGGCTGGCGTCGGGTTGCTGTTGTTTTCCAGTTGCGTGGCTTTCGAGTCCGCAAGTAACCGGCGAATCAAAATCATCTGGCGGCCGTACATCGTCGGAAGTTGGTGCGTTGAGTTGCCGGATTCGATTGGGATTGAGGAGAGGCGATGACATCCGCTTCCCAATCGTCGCATCCGCCGCACGCATCCACCGTCACGACGCCATGAAGTTCGCATTGAAAACGACGCTTCGGACAATCCGTGTAGCCGAGCGGTTTCAGCATGTGGTGACAGGATTCGGGAGATTGTGCCGCAACCGGACGGGAGCCGCGGAGCATCACAGCACCTCGAAGCCCGTCACGATAATGTACTGCGGATCGAGTTGGTAGAAATCCAGGCCGGCGAAGTAAGTCAAGTTCGCCGGAAACCCACAGGTGTCGGCAAGCCTGAATTGCTGATTCGCCGTCGTCGTTGTTCCCGTGTCGGTCCCGGCCTGTTCGGATACCGGAGTCCATTCGCCATTCCACGGCGAGTAGATCGCCATATGCCAGACGTTGGCCGATTCGTGACCGCCAGTAATTGGCCCGCCAGCAACCAGCGTTGCAACCCGAACATCCGTCGGGAAATCATTCGTCCGGCATTGCGAAAACGTCAGACATAGCCGCACTGGGAAATTTCCAGCAACGCCGTCAACTGGCGATTCGTCCGCCTGGTAGACGAACTGATCCGGCGTCACCACCACGGCGGCGTTCTCCAGGAAACTGCCGAGGCCAGCCAAGGTTGCAAATTCCAGATCGTTGTCGGTCCCGCCGGTATTGCGGCTGAGATAGCGAAACGTCTTCTCGATCGTCACGGGTCCGCCGCCAGAGAGCGGCGTCGCAGAGAACGTCATCTTGATTTGCGTCGCCGGATCAACCGCCTGATCGTAAGTAACGCCAAGCGGGTTCTCGGTTCCGACCGGCCACCATGTACGGAATTGCGGCGCGAAGATCGAAATACCAAACGGGTAAAGGATGCCTATCTGCGTATCGCTTGGGTCGATGTCGGCTTCATCATCAATAACCCAATCACCATCCTGCCAGACGCAGATTCGATACGCCGTCGCGCCCGCCGTGAAATCATCCACCAGCGAAGCCGTTGCGGTCGCAGCCGGAGTCCGGAACGCAACCCGAGCCGAAGTGAATTGCCCGGCGTCGTCTTTATCGAACCAGCCATACCACTGATAGTCGCCGGATTCGTAATGGAATACCGCCTTGCCGTCGTGGTCGCCGTGGAAGCGGTCCAGAACGTGCCGAACCACGACTGAGTTCGCGCCGTTGTCGAGCAACCAGATGGACTCGACCCGTTGGATTTCACGGCAGCAGGACATTCAGGAATCCTCAAGACGAGCAAGCGTGCCGGACGTACCAGTTCTTGCCTTTGATTTTCGTGTAGTAGATGTAGGTGTTGGCCGCGAGCGGCGAATTGAACGCTTCCAGAAACGTCAGATCGTACACCTTCAAAGTCTTCGAGGTATTGATTTCCGGAACCGGGTCGTCGTCATCGTTTACCGTTGGCTTCACGGGATGGAAGTTCGCAGACCCGCCAGTCGTCAGCGAGGAAGTCAGGTATCCAATTCGAAGCGCCCCGCCGTCGCCGCCACCGCCAGCCAGCCGTGCCCACCGTTGCGTCGATTCCTGTTGCAGGTCGCTCATTTGTTGAACTTGCCTCCCGTGCCCTTCGTCGCAACCCCGCCGTGGCCAGCGAACGATTTCGTCGGCATGAACGAATCAATGACGGTTGCAGAATCGAGCGCGACGTAGCCGGTCTCCACGATGGTCATTTGTGGTTCCGACAGAATCACTTCTTTGGCCGTCACGACAGTTCGGACGGGGACCATGCCGGTGAAAATGTCGATCCCGGTCAGCATGGTTCCAAGTTCCACGAACGAGCCAACCATTTTGATTGGCAGCTTGACGGCTTGCCGGTCCACGCCGTACCACGCCGACGCAAAGGCCGCGATGGCTTGCAGCTTGAGGCGGTCGTTGCGAATTTCCCTGCCAGCGTAGGCGACCTGGACTAAATCGCTTGCATCCTTCGTAATGTCAATCACCGCGTACCGGGACGCATACCAGTATTCGCAGTCGCGGCATTCGATGACGAGCGGGTTGAGCAATTCGTCTTTCGTGCCGTCGGTGTTGTTCAGCTTCATTTGGACGAACTGCTTGGCGTCGGTTTCGTAGCAGGCCGTAATGACGAGATTTTTGTAATTGAACTCCGGCTCGTGGGCCGTCGCTTCATCGCCGCCGATATTGAAACGGCCGAGTCCGAAGTAGTGATTCGGCTTGCCGCCGAAGTGAATCTCGGCCCCCATTTCGCGGTCGAGCGGCCGAATACTTCCAGACGAAACCCCGTCGTCCGGAAATCCCTCTTGCAGCTTCTCAACCCGGAACCATTTGCTAGTGATGTCGTGATTCTCAGGATCGACCACGGCGTCATCGACGTCCGTTGGTCCGTCGAAGTAGAACGCCATCATCGGCACATAGGATGGATTCGCGTTCGCCGGGTTCGAGTCGACCGCCGGATAGTGCGTATAGTCCACGCCCTGTTTCAAGAACGTGTCCTTCGAGAACTCTTTGCCATAGCGGGAGAAATAGCCCGCGTCCGGATCAAATAGAACCGTGCCGTCCGGTTGCGGATACGGATGCAAAGGTTCTGGGTCGCCAGATGTCTGGCCCGCAATCCATTTGGCGCGACCGTCCCAGTTGGTCCGTACCTTGAATTGCCGGTAGACGGTTTTGAATTTGTCCTGCGCCCGATAACGGTCCTCGACTTCTTCGTCATCGCCGCCAGTTGCGTCCGCATATTCAGTTTCGAGGTCCGTCGTCCAATGCCGAACCAGATCGGCGTCGCCGTCCTGATCGTCGGCCGAGTGACTGACCATGATCCGGATATTCGCCGACCGAGCCTCGACGGAATCGTACCGATTCAACGACACCAGCCGGAAGTTGAGCGGATCGACCAAATGGGTGTACGGGAACGACGACGGCAGCGTGAATTTGACCGCGTTCGGATTGGCCGTCAGTTTGATGTCGCCGCATGCAATCGTCTTGTCCGCCAGAGTGAATACCTCAATCGAGAACCGTTCCGGATTGTCGTCGTCGCCTTCGCGGTATTTCATGTAATAGCCGACGCCATACGAGCGATTGATGATTTCGTTCAGCAACCCCCACATGGACTTCCCGGCCGTCTTCCAAATTCGTTGAATGAACGCCAAGACGTCCGAGCGGCCAATGTCCGCACCATCCACTTTGCCCGTGAGTGAAATCGGAATGATGCTCGCGTTCGGCCGAAATCCCAGCAGGGACTCGACGGCCTTCTTTGCGTCCCAGATTTCAGATTCATCGGGCGAGAACAGGTAGGATTTCAGCAACGCCGGATCAGTGGTTGCGGTATCGTAAGGTTGGCCGTATTCGTCCCCGACATCCTCTGCCGTAAAGGAACTGCGGTTGCCGAACAACGCCTTGCCGTACAGTCCCTTGTCGTTGAAATCCGGCAGGTAGCCGATGACGTGATGCTTGCGGTTCTCGGCCAGGTTTTCGCCGTCAACTTCGAAGGCGTTCTGTTCCCCAATATGGCCCTCGCGGAAGAACCAGCGATTCATTATGTAGCCGATCCCATAGGCTTTGAGCCGTTGTTGGCCGGTCGGAATATCTGGACGAAACAGCGTCCTGGAATCGTCCGGGATGAAGCCCGTGAAGGCGACATAGGGTTGCTTTTGCCCTGGCTGTTGAACGCGGACCTGAACGTAGTAGTTGTAGAAATCAACCGGCGGCGCATTGGTGAACGTCGTCAGGTTCTCACGCTTGATGCGGCCGAAGTCGAAATAGAAATCCGCCTCCTCGATTTCAGGAGCAACCACTTCGGTATACCGAGAACACACCAGATACGGACAATAACGCCATTCGTCCGCGCCCTTGTCGGTATCGTTGTCGATTTGGTCTTGCGTCCGCACCCATTGCCGCCGAACGAAGACATAATGAACCGCAGGCTTAAAGAGCGTCACGGTCGATTGATTTCCGGACAGCCAATCGAGAATCGGGTTGCCGGGATTGTTGATCGAGATCATTTCGGCTCCGCGACCCCCAGGTAGAAGATACCGCCGCCGGGAGTGCCGGGAACCGTCGTGGTTGCAACCGCCGTAAAGACCGCCGAAGCCGTCGAGAATTTGCCGTCGCTCGATCGCTTCGTCCGGACAATCACCCGGCCATCGGTCCCGTTCGCGAACCCGGCAGTGTCGTAATCGAGCCATGCCGAAGCGTGGCCGTCATAACTCATCGCCACCAGCGTCGGAGTATCAATCGCAATATCGGGATCGGTCCCGTTGGTCCGGATGTAGATCGCGAAGTAATCCGCAGGGTTGGCCCCGTCGGTGAGATAGCGATACAGAGCTTCCAGATGGAACGTACCGTCCGCAGCGGCTTCCCAGATGATTGCGTCCGCGGCGATCGGCGGCGCAATCCCCTCGGTCCCGTCGGACTTCACAACCAGTACGGTTGACTGCTTCGACTCCGTCTTGAGGTCGTAGCGATTGCGATAGTTCGTCACCATGTAGTAGGTGTGGTTGACGGCCAGCGCGGAAGACAAGTACGGCAGCGAGGTAAACGTCGCGGTCGCAGCCGCCGAGATGTCCGGTTCGGCGTCGGTCCCGATATGGAGTTCGTAGCGTTCGAGAGAATCCTGGGCGACCCGGAAAAGCCCGGCGAGGCTTCCGGTGTACGTTACTCCGCCTTCCACGAACGAGTAATTGATGGCGACTTCATGTTTCGAGAACCCGCCCGTTCCGGCCGGCAGTTCCCGATGGAGCCAAAGACCAGCGTTGCACGACTCGCGCAGCGTCGCATAGGAAAGGCCGGTTCCCGAAGTGATTCCGGTATTCCATGACACTGCCGCCGGAGCCGTCGATTCGCTAGCAATCGTCTGGATCGCGGCATTCTTCGCGGGCGACGGTTCTTCGAGTGCGATCCGGATTCCCGGAATCGGCCACAGGATATTTGCGACCCCGCCGGCAGCCGCCGACGTGCCGAGCAAATGCCGACCGGCCGAGGGGACCGTCAGGGCCGAATTGGTTCGCGAAGAATAGTAGAATCGTTCGGCCGACGTCGCATCGAACGCCCAGCCCTTTTGCGGCCATCCGATGAAGCAATCCGCCGCGCCAGCGACCGTGCCGGCCCCGGATGCCCCAAGTTGCGTCACGCTCGATACTGCCGAAGGACCGAGCGTATCAATCCACACCTTGAGGCTCGACACGTCGTTCATGGCCCGCAGGACGATCCCGCGATACCGCGACCCGCCAGCGACCGAAAGCGTATTGTTCGCGTCCGACATCGCCCAGACGTCGTTGAACTGATCGTGATAAGTCACCACCGCCTGGCCGACCATATCGGACGCCCGGCTGCGCGTCACCCGAACGTATTTCGACGGATCAGAACCGTCTTGCAGAATTCGCGTCGCGCCGTCCGGTACGGTTATCGCTGCCCCCTGAGTCCCCGACTGCCCCGCGTAGGATAAGCCGTTCGCCAAGTTCGCCTGAATGACTCCGGTCCCGCCGCCACCATCCTGCCGGGAAGCACGGCCAATAGTGACGCCGACAACCGCCCGTGAATAGAAGACGCCGTTACAGATCGCTTCAGTGGATGAGCGATAATTGCCTAGGCTTGCGGACTGCGCAGCTTGAGCGCCGCCGTCCGATGCAGCACCCGAGAGATGGAACCGGACGGTATCCGGACCCCACCATTGACCGAACAGAGGACCGGAAATGTCTTCAACGAACTTCGGTTTCTTCCACGGCTTTCGGCGAACAGGTTCGTCCGGCCAGGATTTCAGATAAGTGGCGGCAGCCGAAAATTGGTAGCCTGTCTGTTCCAGCCAGCGGTCGTAGCATTTGGCCGGCTGCTTCCGAATTGGGCGAACGCGATCTTCGCAGAACCCGACCAGATTCGCACCGCCAGTAGACGGCACGGGAATGACGAAAGGCAGAATCGGCCCTTCGATCCGGATTGTCTGGAAGGTTTCCAAGTCGTCACCTCACGGCAATTTGCGGTCGCGGCAACAACTGGCAATTCGAATCGCATTCGTTCCGGCCACAGGTTTGGTGATTGCACAGCACGCAGTAACGCTTCCGAAGATTAACCACGATATGAAAGAACCGATCGCAATGCGGACATCGCTTCATATCGTACCGCATTTCCTTGCCGGTCGCCGATTCCGTCATCACGTCTTGCGCAATGACACCGCCGCCGCCGGACGCCGGAGCGTCGAAGTAGTAACCGGCAAACTTCACCAGCCCGTCGCCGCTATGCCCATGATCGACCAGCCGACTCATTTATTCGTCCCATCCGACCGTCGTGGTGAACGTCTGAGTTGCGGGCGCAACGTCCGAGAAAATGCCGAACCCGATATTGTTAGTCACGGACGCCGGATGCAGCCGGTCATCCCCTGCCCATTCGAAGTGACGCGGGATGCGGTCGTAGACGGTTGCGCCGAACCACGCATTGGTTGCCGCCAGTTTTGCCGGAGCCGTCGTCGACCAGGTTCCGATCTTCAAGTTTGCGCCCGAAGACGCCCCAGGAATCCCCTTAACGGCAGTACAAGATGTTCCGCCGGTTCCAATGTCTGTAGTGTGGTAAATACCAAACTGGTACTTGTAGTCCGCCGGAGTCCCCGATGCCCCAACGTCCCACATTTTGAGACGAGGATAAACGGTGCCGTTGGAAGTGACCACGACTTGGCACTGCCCGGTTCCACTGACCGATACCGCCGAAGCCAATGCTGTAAATGATGCCATTGCGAACTCTCCTTCTTCTAAACGTAAACGAACTTTTTCTTGGGAGCCGGACGAACAAAATCGACCGGCGAGTTGGTGAGAATTTCTGGAACACTGACGATGTAATCCACCAGGACGAACACGCTGTCGACATTTACGGCGCTTGCCGATACCGGGACAGCACCGGGGTTGTAGGCGTAGTATTTGACGCGAAAAGTTGCGCTGTTCAGCACCGCGGTTTGCAACTGCGATTGCGACAATCCCCACAGGTCGCCGCCGAACACATAATTCGCCAACGCGCCACCCAATGGGGTTATGGCTACCCCGACAAAACTCGACACGGTTCCGTCCGGCAAATACAACGCGACAAATAATTGCGGCGTCCAGATTGAACCAGTCGACCGAGCCTTAATTGTCACAGTGACCGACACCGCAGCCGATGCCGCAGCGGCAGCTAGCCCGAACGTGCCATTGATGATGTAATTCGACGACGCCGACGTGGGAGCGCCCGTCGTACTCGTCACCGTGACGGACGCCGTAGTTGAATCGCCAACGCCGACGGTTTCCGCTTCGTCCGCCCAACTGGCGGAACCGTAAGCGGCCGTCGTCGCCGATCCAGCATATCCCGAAGTCGTCGCCACGCTTGTTCCTCTATGCCGCCGCGATCGTGACTTTGCCAGTGCCAGCCGCGTAGGTGTAGGTCACGTCAGGCACCTCGTCCGCGCGAACCATAAGCGCTGAGTACGTCAACGCCGTTCCTTCGGTCCCGCCCGCCGTAATCGGAATCACGCGGAACTGAAACGTCGTCTGATTTTCCAGCCAGCGGGTTTCCCAACTGAATGCGGTTTCGCCGCGAGCCGTTATCGTTTCCCGCTCGGTCCAGACCGCCGCGACGTATTCCTCGACCCGATAGCTTTTCGCACTCGTAACCGCCGTCCAATTGAGAGTAAGACGGCCCGGAAAAGCGGGCGATAGTATTGCGGCTTCCGAGTCCAGTATCTCAAGTGCGATCCCTTCCCCCGGTTGGCATTGCACCCGAACAGAGTCCGCAGTGCCGTCGAGCGTGTACTGATTCACCACCGCGCCATTGACGCACACCCGAATATCCACCGGCGGCGTCCGGTCGGTCGTGAACGGCACTTCCCAAGAGGAAATATCGAGTCGAATTGGAATGCCCGCCGTAATGGCCATCAGGTAATGGCCCCCGCGTATTGCACGATGAATTTGGTCGTGAACAGAATATGTCCGCCTGCAATGCCGCCGACCCCGACGGCACCCGTCATCCAGCCGTCTTCGGCGACATCCCAGATGAAGTAGTCCGGGTAGGAAATCCCACGTCGAACCACAGTTACCACGGTACCCTTAATGAGCATGTAGGACGCATAGAACGCCTCGACGTTCGCTTGGCTTGTCGTGTCCCGAGTCGCCGTCCATTCCACCTTTGGACAGCCGACCTTTGTCTGCCGGATCGCAATCGAATTGGTGTACGGCCGCGTCATTTCCTCCGCCTCAATCCCTGCCCTGCCCATCGGCCCCGTGATATTGATGAACGAGTGCGAACCGATCGTGTCGAACGCCATCACGCACCCCCATTGACGAGGTTGCGGGATTGGCGTAGAACGGGCGGCATGGAAGAACGCATGTTGTTGCGATGCCCGAAATGCGGGGCAAAGAAATTCGCACCGCCGACCCTTGAAGGCAAGCCAGTCACTTGTTCGAAGTGCCGCGAAGTCTTCGTGGCGCACTTGATCGCAACGGCGTTCGATCCAGAAGACGCAGCAGCAGAACCGTCGCCAGCCGAGCCGTACAGCCAACTTCGGATATTGCTTGGCATATGCACCGCCGTACTGGCGATTGCGTTCGGCGTCTTGGCCTTCATGGCGTTCATGTCGTTCGTGGTCCACAGTACCGGACAGTATTTCGTTCTCTGCCTGGCCGGATCGTTCACGTCCGCATTTCTGGCGGTCCACTGCGCATGCTTGATAGCCATGTTGGACGGCGTGATCGCGGTTCGAAAAATGGCCGACAAGGCGTAACTCATTGGTTCCACCCCATCATTTGCAGGCCGGCGATCGGGCTGAATCCGCCAAGGTTTGGCATGCGAGCGGGAACTGGTTGTGCGGGCGGAGGAGCGGGCGGGTTTTTGTTGGCCACAATATCCATGAACCCGCGAAACATCTCTTGCAGATCCTTGAGCATCGCTTTCGGATTATCCTGCATGGCTTTTTCGTCAGCTTGTTTTTTCTCGCGGGCCGCATCTATCTGCTTGTCGAGTTCGTTATCTTCGAGACGATGCTCTCTCCGGGCGCGAGCGTTAGGCTTGTGTATGTCTCCGAATTTTCTCGCGGCACGGCGCTTGCGATTCTCCAAATCTTCGATGACGAGCGCCGCCCGTTTTCGTGGGTCAGCCTTAGCTATTTTTGCTTTAATGTCTTCGTTGGCGGCTTCCTCTTCCGCTTCCTCAATCGCGGTGTCTTCGTAGGCTTTCGCGACATCGGGATCGAGCCCGGCAGTACCGCGGCGAATGTCGGCCCGGATTGCCTCTTTGTTTTCGCCAGCACGGATACGCGCCGCAATTAACTTGGTCCGCTCCGCCTTTCCGCCAGCCATCGCGTCCCGTCGTTCAAGTTTGGAACGCTGCTTCCGCTTGGCTTCGGCCGCGTCCACTTCTCGAAGTTGTTGTTGGCCAATACCGAGCTTGCGTTCGTCTTCTTCGAATCCCTCGATTCGCTTCAAAATAATCAAGCGTTCCCACGGATACAGGTTGCCCTTTTGGTCATCCTCTTTAATCTTGGCTCGCAGAACCGGGAGAATCTTTTTAGCGTAAGAGCCGGCGGCTTGAGATTCCGCGACCGCCACACGGGCCTTCTCTCTCGCAGCCCGATAACTCACGTCGGCTTGAGCCTCTTGCTTGTCGTGTTCGCTTCGCGTCACCGCCTGATTGGAGTCCACGATTTGCTTCAGCGCCGAGTTGTATTCCCTGGCCGCCGACGCCGCCTCTTCGGTCTCCTTTGCAGCCTTGTGCATGTTGTTCGCCATATCCAAGGAGGCGAGGACGATCGTCGGAAGAACGCCGATGCCGAGAGCCTTGAGTGGCGACATATTGGCCGACATCGTCATGGCCATCATTTCGAAGTTATTTGCGGCACCGCGAAAACCTTGGGCGAGCGCATTTTTTCCGCCGGCAAAGCCACCAGCAGATACAAAATCCTGAATGGCGTAGGTCATTTGCTGACCCATCATGCGGGTGCGGCCGACCGCCTTTTCGGTCGCTGCTCCGTCCTGCTCCAAGACGTTGGCTCGATTGCGAAGCGCGACGCTTTCCCGCGAAAGCACGGCAATTACTTTTTCTTTTTGGGCCACTGTCAGGTTGTCGGCGCGGGCGACATCGAACTGCTGCTTTTTGTTCTCTTCGAGCGAAATCGCGACTTGCCGATACTCAAGATTCAGCTTTCCAAGTCGCTTTTCTTTTTCCGACAGGATCGTCACAGACGCATTGTCCGCCGCTTCTAGCTGCTTGACCTTTTCGAGAGTAGTTGCAGTCGCTTGCAGTTGGGCGGCTTCTTCTCTTCGAAGCTGCATTCGCTTCTTAAATTCATCTAGCGCTGACGGACCAGTGGCCGCAGACGATTCGGTACGCATATTGCGATCCATTGAATCGCCATAATGTTGCAACTGCTTGTCGGTTTCAGAAATGTCGCCAGCGAACATTGATGATTGTCGCGAGAATTGGTTTCTACGACGATTCTCTACTTCGATTTGCTCATTGTACTTCGAAATAAGTTCATTCTGTTTCGCGACCATCTTGCCCTTCTCGGACAAGACTTCCTTGATCTTGGCAATCTCAGCGTCGTATGCGTCCTTCTTTATCTTGATACCAGCATTGATAGCGTCCTTGTCGTTCTCGTCAGCCTTAGTGAGCTTTTCCTTTAAGTGGAGAATGTCCACATAGACCTTGGTCGCAGTCGCGCCGTACTCTTTCGTCACCTTGTCGAGCGCGCGCATTTGCGTCATCGCCTCGACCGTTGACAACGGCAGGACAATCGTTTCTGAACTACTCGTTCCAAACGCCATCGGTCACGTCACCCAGCCAACGCATTTCCGGCCACAGTGGCACGAAATCCCGGTCGAGTCCCTTGATCCACGGCTGCGCCTTTAGCCAGCCGGCGGTTCGGACTCCATGTTTTTTTTTGACTCGTCGGCAAGCCGGTAATCGACTTCCCCGCAAGCGACTTCAAAGATCGCCGTAAAGTTCTCGGTCGTCACCAGGTCGAGAACGTCGCCGGAGATTTCCGTTAATCCAACCCGGTAGTTGATCGCCAGCACGTCGGCCGCGAACCGCCAGCAATCGACCCGAGGAACCCCGGTGCGGTCGCCGAGGTACTTGTCGAAGATGACTTCCGACTGCCGGAAGATCGCCGCAAATTCCTTGCGGACCTGTTGGGCCATTTCGCCCTTGGCGTTCACTCGGAACGACATCGGCAGCTTTGACAGAAACGGCCCGACGACCGGGATAAGCCACTCGCGGCCATCGGCCAACGCCACCGGATGACCGGCGACCTGATTGAGTCGCGCCAGATCGTTCGGCCCCGGAATGGCCGCCACGTTCCATCCGATGAAATGATTCGTGGTATCGTCCGGATTCTTGACTTCATGCCACCGCTGCGTATCGGATTGCCACAGGCCCGTGCCTTCATCCTTGACGCACGCCGCATCGTAGCAGACCGGATCGAACGCTTCCCCGCCGGAACCAGCCGCCGGAGCGGCAACGAACATCGTTCCTTCTCTTCCACCCGGACCAACGCCAACCCGAGCCGAGAAGCCGCCGTCGGTCGTGCGCAACCGATCCCGCAGGACTTTCCGCAAGCCGGTCGCTTCGGGAATGTCCATCACGGAATTGATGACGTTGAGACGCCAATCGGGAACGAAATAACAGAACGTCACAGAGTTGTTTCCTTAGTGCCAAAGCAATAGCCGCCACACGGCGACTGCCAGAAACCCGATTCCGCGAACGCCGCAAAGGCCGCTTCGGAATCCTTGAGCGAGTACGCCCGGAACGACAGGAACTCCCGCAGGCCGTGCGGAGCAATCTTGACGCCGGACTTGTTGACGTGAACGCACAGCGAATCCATGCGGGCGATAGCCGATACGATTTCTGCCCGCGTTGGTTCGACTGGTTTGGCTGCCGGCGGAACCGCGATCGGTTCGGCGTCGTCCGGCAGTTGGTTGTTCTCTTCCATTGCGGCCTCCGGTCTAAGTGATTGCCACGCCGGTTGACACCAGCAGGAAGTTGCTGCCCGTCTTGTAAGGCGTGATGGTCAGTTCGCATTCGGCTGGATTGTTTCCAGACGCCGATACTGCCCCGACAGTCACAAGCCCCTGATAGGCCCGGACCCGGATATGCGAGGTAGTCGCATTCGCCACCCGGACGCCCGCTTTGGACATCGCCCCCAAATAGAAGTCGCTTGCGGACGACACCGCAGTTCCGATCAAGCCGAAGGTCGAGAGGTTCTGCGCGTCGTTGGTGCGAATCTTGATGATCGGGTCGGAGTCCTGAATGAAGCAGAATTTCGGGTATGGCCCGCCGTCGCTCGAAACCGTCAGATGCTTGGCCCCGAACGAGATCGACCAGCCAATGACGCCGTTGACCGTCGTGCCGTTGATCGAACATTTCGCCAACGTGTATTTCTGATCGGCCTCCATTGTGGCGGCGCTTGCAGCCGAACCAGTCGTCACCACCGTGGGAGCCGTTACGCCGTCGGTTGCCGTCGCATAGAACGACGCCCCGATGGTTGCTTCGCCGCCTTGCGCTACCGAGAGTTCCGTCGGGATCAGCAACCCGCGGTCGTTCGCGACCTTCATGTTGACCGAGCCGGAAGTCCGGACCCCAAGGTCGGCCGCTTTCGCGAAGTAGGCATTGAGTGCCGTATAGGTCAGCCCGGCACCAATGGCACAACCCGCCTGATAGTCCATGAGGGTGAACGCACGGGTGATTTCCGTCGTGCTGAAAGACAGCATCGGCTTGACGTTCATCACCGAAACCCACGACGGTTCCGGCATGCCGCTGGCCTTGTTGATCGCCAGATCGAGAGCCGGGTCAACCGATCGCTGCGTGCATTGCACCAGGTAGACCGGCGAACCACCGACGACTTCGATTTCCCGCAGGACATAGATATTGCTCGTTGGCATGTTATTTCTCCTTTTCGGTTACGCGGCCACCGGATAGCCGCCGCGTCCAACCGCCGCGCCCGGTCGTCTCTGGAATCCACGCCGGGCGATAATTTCCCGCAGGTGAACGTGGAAGCGTTGCTTGAGCCGCGTCATGTCGCGGTCGTCAATGAGCGAAATCATCCCGCCGTCCATTTCGAGGACCGGATGCGGGAACGGAATCTTCATCACCAGCCGGATTTCCCCGGCCCCGGCAGACTTGTTTTCCACCTTGGCGTTACTGAGCAGTTCCGCACGGCGGCCGTAGGTTTCACGCTTGAGTTCCCCGGTCGCGACGAACGGCAACGGCACCGGTTGCGGGGTAATGTCGATCCAGGTTGCGACCCGAAGCCCTTGCTTGCGCATTTGGCTGCGAGCGAAGCCGCCCGCCGGAATCCGTCCACGACGTTTGGCTTCGTTCCACTTCTTGGACCGCAACCGCAGGCCGTACCACATATGGGCTTGGGATTCGAACTTTTGCGGGAGCATGAACTCAAGCCAGTCGCCTGCCGTAAGCCGCAGAGCTTCGTCGGCGATGTCCAGCAATTCCGACTGGTTCATCATGTAAGCATTGAAATACTGATCGACCCGAGCCGACATTTCGACAGCCACGGCTATTCCTCCATCCGGACGCCGTACCCGATCCAGTACCCGGCCATGAAGTAGTCGTCTTGTTCGTTCAGGCTGCAACGCTGAATGTCGGTCGCGGTCTTGATTCCGAGCGGCTGCACAATCAGCGTACCGTCGCCCTCGCAGGCAATCGCCAGGTCTCGCAGCACATCGCCGACCAGATTCGAGAAGTCGTAGTGCGCGTCCGCCCAAGTGAGCCGCAGATCGGTTCCCGTCGACGGCACATCGCGTTCGAAGTACAAGCCCATACGTCCAGCGGCGAAACCGCCGCGGCCAATGGTCATTTGCATGGGTGGATGAATCTGAATGAACGGCCGCGCCCATGCGGTCTCGCCCGACGTCGCGGTTGCCGGCTTGCCGATGGCGTACAGCTTGGTCAATGCCGAGGTCGCGTCCGTGACGGGAATTGCGGTAGTCGTCAGAAACGCCCACGCGGCCGGCATGGTCGATAGCGTTGTCCGTAAGGACGCGACCGGCTCGCTGAGGATTCCGCTGGGAGTGACCGCCATTAGCGCCCCCGATCAACGCGATATTGGCTGGCAGTCTTTTCGTAGTTGTCGTGCCGGAAGACGTTGAGGTAGTGAGCGCCATGGCCTTCGGGCTGACTGCCGACCACCATGTAGACGACGTTGTAGAGCGGGTGAGTTGTTCGGGTGACGTGAAACAGATCGCCATGCTTGGGGCGCAGAACGCCAGTTGTCGCATTGTCGGCAACCACCAGCGAACCATTGCGATTGACTCCCATGCCGTCCGGAACCGGCTTGATTTCCGCGTCTTCGTGCGGATCGAAAATCCCCTTAATCGAGACTGGCGTTCCGGTCGATTTCGGCGTGTACGAGATCGGGACCGCGTGTTCATCGGTGTTGAGGAACACGTTGTCCATATCCGACACCATCGTGTCCGCCAGTGTCGCCATTACGGGGTCGCATCCGTCAGCACTCGCACCACAAGATCGCACTGCGCGACGTTGGTGACGTAGAGCGTCGTTATGTCCGTCGATACCGCCGTTCCGGCCGTATCCCGCAACGCTCCACCGTCCGAACTGGTCCACAGGAACGGCGCATTCGCCGCCATCGTGAAGGTGTTGACCGGACTGCCGGAGCTATTGGTTTTGATCGTGCAGGCCGTCGACGCCTTGATGTACAGGCCGACGATTTGCGAGACGTCGCAGGTGAACGAGAACTGCGTATTGGTTCCAATGGCGAGCGTTTCGCTCAGTTCGTTGCCGCCGGTTCCCGAAAGCGTCTGGACGCCTTCGTTGTAACCAGTGCCATTATTCATGCCACGCTTGCATTCCCAACTGAGAGCCATTGGCTTTATTCCTTACTGCGACACTGAGGTCCGCAATTCGACGTGATTCACCGTCCCGATAACCGCCGTTCCGGTCGCAACGTCCGTGACGGTCAGCGTCATTTGCAGTTGAATGTCCTGCCCGGCGACAAGGCCGGTCGGATCGAGAACGAAGTCGTAGTTCGCCGCCGTGAGGCTGTTGATCGACTGCGCGGCAGTAGTGATGAGATCGGCCGATGAGCCGTTCGCCACTCCGGAGTTCGAGTAGGCTGAGAAGTCGATGGTGGTTGCGGCACTGTTGCTCGCGACCGTCGTCTTCATGCCGCAGCGTGCCCGAATCGTGATCGCCGATCCGGCCACATAGTTTTGCGGAGTCCTGACCACAATGCGGGACACCACGGCAGTCGTGGCGTTCTTGCCGTCGATGGTTTCCAGGTGCGGAAAGTCCGTACCGGGAGTGCCAAGGATCATGCCAAAGTTGGTTGTCGCCGCCGTCGCCGCGTTGACCGTAACACCGTCGGTTTTCCGCCAGTCGTGGACCGGAATGGAGATTGGCACAAGAGACGTGCTGGTTGCCGTCTGCTTTACCTGGCCAGAGGTATCGGTGACGCGAATGCCGTTGGAACCAATCGTCAGCGTGTCCGACACCTGGAGGGTCACGACCGCAACCGAGTAAGAGGTTCCATTCTGCACGCGAGCCACCGTGACCGTGACGGCCGCGGTATCGACGTTGCAGATGACGACTTCCGTGACGGTTTTTTGTCCACTGCTTGGAGCCGCCGCCAACGTCACAGCAGTCGAGCCGTTGAGCGAACCCGACGCCGGCGTTACGGCTTCTCCGGTTCCGCCCTCCAGAACGTGGTACGACGGATTCGTGGTTGCCGCCGCCCCGGACATGACGGCGGTCAACGAATCGAGCGGACTCAAAAGAAACTTCATGGCCTATGGCCTCCAAGATTGAAACCAAAAGACCGATTACGTGTAGACGCGATACTTCCATTCGACCCGGCGAATCGTCAGGGCCGGAACGCCAGTTCCAGACGCCTTTTGAAGCTGGAAGATCGGCTGGACCGCACTGGTAACGCCAGTCAGCGAGAACGTCGTGGACGCCGCGACCCGGACCAAAGCCCCGGTCGAGTTGCCCATGAAGTACCGAATGTCGGTCTTGCCGTTCGCGAAGCTGATATGGAATCGCTTGACGGTCGTACTGAGCGTCTGCCCGGTCGCGACATCGTCGTTATCGGTCGCGTTATTGTCGCTTTCGACGACGACGTTCGACGTGGACGCCGACCCTTCCATACGGAACCACGCATTCGTGGTCACGGTGTCCGGAGTATCGTTTCGAGCCGAACCGAGACCCATCGTAATGGTCGTGACTGCATCGACGCCAGCGACGCTTGCCCAGAACTCAAAGTATTCAAGCTGGTCGACGTCAAGCATCAGTACATCGTTCATGTACATGCAGACATTTTCGGCTTCCGAAGTGGAGGCCAAAGTCATAACCATACCGACATTGCTAGTGCAAAGAAAGGTCGGCGTGCCAGCAGCGGACGTATCCTTGAGGGTCCAGCCGTTCATATTCGGCGTGCCGTCAACCAATAACTGCGCCCGAGTGAAATTGTCCTCGAAGCATTCCAATTTGCGCGGAATTGCCATGTTGATTCGCCTTTCGCGAGAACATGACCCCCGCACAAACGGGGTCTGGCCGCACAAGTTTTTCTGTCTCTGCTTCCCGCCGCCGCCTTGTGCGAACGGCCCTGTTGCAACAGGTGCGGGAAGCTAGATTTGCTAGGTTGAAATGGGGGGCGGCAACCCTAAAATGAAACGAGTCGGACACGACGCGGAAACGTCGGCCGACTCTAGCCACGAAGTACCTAAGTTGGAGGCACCACCATGGCTGATCTCATTTGTAGCCCAATTCCAAAACACCCGTGTTTCAAAAATCTTGTCGGCCAGACATTTGGCGACTGGACCGTCATTTCCTTTGGCGGCAAACGGTGCGGCAATCCGATCTGGAACTGCCGATGCGTTTGCGGAAAGGAAGTCGCAGTCCTCAAGCCTTCGCTTGTGTCCAGGAAGAGCAAAGGCTGCGGATGCAGGCAGTACTCCGATCTTGCGAAGCGATTGACCAGGCACGGCATGGCCAAGCGAAGCGGACGGCATCCGTGCTATTCCATCTGGAAGAACATCAAGGCAAGATGCTGTAACCCGCAATCCAGCAAGTTCAAATACTACGGAGGACGCGGAATCAAAATGTGCAACCGTTGGCAGCAATCGTTCACTGACTTTGTTGCCGATATGGGCGACAGACCGACACCACAGCACACCGTTGAACGCAAGGACACTAACGGCGATTACTGTCCAGAGAATTGCACTTGGGCAACGATGCGAGAGCAGACGAGAAACAAGCGAAGCAACCGCTTCTTCACCTTTAACGGTGAAACGCTTTGCGTCAACGACTGGGCTGCACGCCTTGGGATCAAGACGACAACAATGCAGGCCAGATTCAAGGTGATGCCTATCGAACAAGCTCTTGCTCTCCCAGTGACTCCACAGGACCATGAAGGACAAATCCTCATTGACCTCAATGGCAAAACTCAAAACCTTGCACGATGGTGCAAAGAACTCGGCCTTAATTACGCCTCCACGCAATCGCGAATCTTCCGTGGATGGTCCGCGACTGACGCATTAACAATTCCAAAACGACACAAATCTCCAAAGTGTTAGATATCAACACGTTAGGCGTTATTATGCTTCTGTGCTCCACGGTGATCGACCGCTTTGCCACCGAAAGTCTGGACCACGTCGATGTTCATGGACCAACTGTCTTCGTCCATGCCGGACGTGATGTACGGCGTCTCCTGGCCTTGCAGGAAGCAATATTCGATCGTCGGACGCAGGATCGGGTCCGCGAACAAATACCATGCCGTGGTCGAACCAGCCGCAGAACTCAGGAAGTCCACGATGACCGGCTGCAAGTAGCGAGCGGTATTGAACACGCCCGCGTTGCTCGACGCCGGATCAGCGACGCTGTTGACCAACTGCGCGATGGTGGTCATCAATTCCGGAGGACCGACGATAAACCGAGGGCGAGCGCCCGCGTAATCGTCCGGCAAGGCTTCTTCCGGAGTGTTGACGCCACGCATCGACCGCATCAATGCCGTCAACGTCTGGACGGTGGTGACGCTGGGAGCGCCCACGGACGCCGTCAGGTTGGTGGTCTTGCGATTGCCGGTCGCGGTCGCGAACAACGCCACCGAGTCGTTCAACGTCGGGTTCGCCAGTACGATGCCCCAAAGGGTCTGTTCAATCGTGTTGGCCGCAGCCCGAGAATGCGAAGCTGGAACCTTCGAGAAGGCGTCCATATCGTCGTTGACGACCGCACGCCAAGTGATGCTGAATCGCTTGGCATACGCTTCAACCGCGTAGGATTCCTTCTCGTCCTTGACCATTCCTTCCGGAATGTCCTGACCTTCCGGCCACACGTCCAGATTCGGCGTATTGCCGATCTTGATAACGTTCTTGTTTTTGAAGTCCGGCACCGATGATCCGCGATCGAACACGATGTCGTAGGTGGTCTCGACCGCACCGTATGCGGCCAACATGGTTTTGTTGATGGCGTCGAGCGTCACGTTCGGGAAACTGCCGGTCGTATGCAGAGCCGATCGTTCCCGGATCGCAAAGCCGCCAAGATCACGACATCCGAAAGCCGCCTGGGCAATCTGAATGTTCGACATGCCGTTGGTGCGAATCCCCATCGCGTCGCAGCATTCGCGAGCGATCATCATGGGGGTCGCCTTGACGAACCGTTCCCATCCGGCCTGCCGATTCGTGGTCGGCAACACCTTGTCGATTTCCGCCTGTTTCTTCGGACCCGACGGAATCGAACGGTCGAGCAAGCCCGCCGTCCATCCGGTTCGGATCGCGTCGGCGTGCTTGTCGCGTTGGGCCGCGCCGTACTGAGTGATTTCGCCGATGTTGCCGACCTGGAAGCTGGGAGCCTGCCGGGTCGCCATTGCGTCCAAGATGGCCCGGTTGGCAAGTTCGATGCTTTCCGATCGGGCAACGATGTCGATTGCGGCAGCGTCGAGTCCGAAGCGTTTTCCTTCGGTTTCGGCATGCTGGCGAATCTTGAGTTCGTTCGCCTGGCGTTCCTTCATCCGCTGCTCGAATCGCGAGTACATTTCGTCGCCGGCCTTGACCGGGTCGATAACGGGAACTTGCGGCTGGACTTTCGGAACCGCACGATTCTCGGTTTCCGTTCCAACCGGAGGCTTCGCGAACGTGATCGCCTTGGAGTTGGTTTCAACCCAAGAGCGAACCTTGTCCACTTCGGTTTCCTTCGGCATCCCGAAGCCGTGCAGGGCCGACAACGCTTGTTCGTCGGTCGATGCTTCCGGGAGGCCACGTTCAACCAGATACAGTTTCAATAGCGGTTCCATTGCGGAACTCCTCAGAGCCGACCCAACTTTGGCGAGACCGGCCGGCTCAACGTCCGGGTCCGCGCCCAATTCTTCCTGCCACTGCCTGAGCTTTGCGGTTGGGTCAGCACCGATGGGCGTCAAGGAAACTTCCTTGGCCGTCCAACTCGTAATGACTCGCATCGGCCCAGCAAAATCGCGACCGTCGAGACGGCGCGTTTGTCCTTCGGGAATCCAGATTTCCTTTTGGTCCGTGCGACCAATCGAAACATCCTTGAGGTTCCCTTCGCTCGCCAGCGTCCATTCGTCCTTGGCAAGCGAACTGAAATCCAATCGCCCCATGAGTTCGGTCCCGGCGACCCGCAACTCGTTGGCGCTTCCCTTGATGTTTTGTGCGACCGATCCGCTTCGCTGGTGGTTGTCCAGCATGACGATCGACTTATTCTTCGGTATCTGGCAACCACTCATTAGCAGAACGGTCGGCACCATCGCCATGCGCTCGTAATCGGCTTCCATGACCGGCGTCTCGGACGCCAGCACGGCATCGACGGAACGCTTCTCGTTATCGAGCGTCGATGGCACGACCGACAGGGCGCGGTACTGAATCTCGCTGCCATTCGGCTTCTTCACCTTGGAGGTCTTTGCCATTACGCAGCCGCTCCAAATAGAACGCCGTTGAGTCGGCCATTAGTTTCGTAATGCCCGTCGGATCGAACCGCTGGCTTGCCTTCCGGCTGCGCGGGCTTTGATGTCAGGTTCGCCATGATCCATGCCGGATCGCATTGCAATTCGGCCGCCTTGTCCATCGCGTACTTGACGACGGCCGCCTGTTGGTCGATGTTCTCTTTCCACGACAATCCGCGAGCCGCAGCTTCAACGGGAAGACTGGAAGTGCCGGTCATAATCGCGATCTTGGAAGCGTTCTCTTCCGCGGCGGGATTGATGGCCTTTTGATACGGGCCGTGCCATGCCGCCAGAGACAGTTGTTCGACGTTGGCATTCAGGGATGCGATAAACACATCATCCGCAATGCCTTGATGCGGTAGCGAATTGAACCATCCCGTGAGAATGCCGGCCTTGATGACTTCCGCGTAGATCGGCTGATACCACGACTGCGCGAACCACTCTTGAAGTTGCTCGACTTCCCGCCAGCAATCGTTGTCGGCCGCACGTTCGGCGCTGTAGCTCTTGTCGAACGTCAGCGTTAAGCTCGACGCCTTCATTCCGGGCAGGCCAGCAGCGACGCCGCGAAGCAGATGGATGGCCCATACGTCCGCGCCGGTCGTCGGCCGCAACGGATTGAACGGCACCAAGTCGTCGTCGGGACCGAGAGGAACGATCATGCCCGGCTGCATATGGGTGATCTTGTTGCCGTCCGCATCGACGGTATCGACATCGGTTCCGACTTGCGTACTCAGCGGATTGAAGCCAGAAGCCGAAGGACGAGCCTTTTTGATCCCCATTGCAATGCACGCCGCCCCAGTGGACGACTGCAATTCGTTCTCTTGGAATGTGTCGATGTCCAGCAGACGGATATTGCAGGTCGAGAACCACGACCAGCCGCGATCTTGTGTCGGGCGATGCTTGACGTAAGTGTGCAGCGTGTCCTTGACGGGCCAGAACTCAAATTCATTGGCCCCGACCGGATTCGCCGGATCGTTCGGGTGTGCCTTCGAGACGTAGTAGCCAGTGCGTTGGCCACCAGCATTCTTTTCAACGCCGCGATAAACCAGGCCACCGTCGGGAATCTTCCGGTCCGCCGTAATCGTCAGTCGTCCGCCCCATCCGGTCAGATCGGCAAGCCGTTCAGATTCCGCGAGCGATACCGCCAGAGGAACCGGCCTTCCCGCTGAGGCTTCAGAACTACCAGTGAAGCGAATGAATTTGGTCAGCACTTCCCCGACGATGATGTTCTCTTGCAGAGCCATCTTCGCCATACCGTGGAGAGTGTCGCCGCCACGGCCAGGAGTGCCTTCGTAGCACAGCGACGGGACCGCGAGATTCCATAGTTCCCTGGCGCGAGCCTTGAACTCATCCCAGACTTGGCCGGTTCGCGGATCGACCGCGGACGATTCTGGAATCAATCCCGTGCCGATGGTTTGCGAAACGATGATCCGCACCGCCTTGTTGGCGTGCGGGTTGTTTTGGAATAAGTCCCATGCGCGGGAGCGGAGATTCGCGACATAGGTTTGGTTGAGGTTGCCGGACTCGGATCGGGTTGGCGCGCGAGCCGTTGCCCGCGTCATTCGTCCGCCCTTGAGTTCCCGGACTTTGATTTGTTCCGCGAAGCTGTTTCGGTGGAATGCCCGTTGCGCCGCCCAGCCGGGAGCCACTACGGAAATCGCCTTGTCGACCCATTCGCCAATCAAGTCGGTGCATCCACCTGAATCAAGGAGGGAGCCATGCTGCCGTCGCCGTCAGCCACTTCCCATTGCAATCGCGTCTCAAGTTGCATGAGCCATTGCAGGTCGGCACGTCGAACCTTGCGTCCATTCAGCCAATACTCTTGGGCGGAGAGTGCGGCATCAATAGCGGCCCGAACCGCAACTAAGCGATCCGAGGCGGAACTTGAGTACGCCATGTCATCATGTTGGCAGTAAGGGGAGAGGAGATAAAGACGTGCAGTACAAACGCTGTACTATGCGATCAGACGGGTTGGATGAACTCTCGGAGCTTCGATTCGAGTTCGTCGCTGATATGTTGCTGTTCCGCTTCGGTGAACGTCGGCATCTTTTCGGCAAGCGCCGCGACATGCAGCATCACGGACGCGAGCGGAGAATCCTTTGCGGACGGCGTCAATAACTCATACGGCGTTCCAATTGAATGGATAACCTTATCGGTCGCGCCGCACGCTTGGCACTTGATCTTTTGAATACGCTTCGGGTTTCCATCCGACGAATGAAACGTCGGCGACGATTCGACCTTGCACTCACCGCCGCACATCCGGCAGATGTTGCGCCCGGTAATGCTCATCTCGATCTTCCGTGCCCCGTGCCGAAAAAAATTCGTCGGCCTAATCAATGCGAAATTGACGCGAACCGGACTGATCGTGAACTTGAGTTTCGGTTTGGCGGATACGACTTCAACGTCTTGCGTTTTGATTTCCGGATCGGCAATCTTGTACGCCACCGTCTGCGTCTTCACATCATCCCGGCGTTGCTGTTTAGCCATTGGCATCTCCCTTCGGTGGCGACAAATCCGTAATCGCGGCAGCGACATCGGCCCGCAGCGACTCCGGCATCTTGGCGTAGTTGTGGACTCGGCAGAGCAGTTCGTAGGGTTCGCGGTAGAGTTCGTCCCAGAGTGCGTGTTCCGCGAGTCTCTCCGCATCCTTGCGATCCATAGCCTCCGAAGACTTCTCTTTGTCGATCAGCAAAGACATTCCGAATTGCGTTGAGATGGCTTCCAGGCATTTGACGCCGAGGCGTTCAGCTTCCCGAAAGTTCAAGGCCAGCCGCTTTATCACAACGTCACCCCCATAGCTTTCGCGACATCGTTCCAAGTTGGATACCGATGGCCGGAGGTTTCGGCGGAATCATGCCCATTATTTGTCACCCCAACTATCAAACACCACCCGGTCGCCATCTTTTCGCCAAGACGGATTCAGCAACTTTGGCACACTGCCTTGCACGTTTTCCGGCAAGTCCGGATGATCGACCACGAGTTCAACCACTCGGCCGGTGAACCAGTCGGATTTCACCTGATGAATCCTGGTTCCAGACGGAAGCCCAAGAGCCTCTATTAGAACGGCCGCGTCGATACGGATGATGCCGCCGTTCCATCGCATGCTTGATGATTCGCTCATTCTTCCTCCATCAATATTTCCAACGCACGCCGCCGCTTGTCTCGCAACACGGATATTGGCTCATGCACTGGCGGCGGTTCCGTGATTCGATATTCCAGTTTTGTCAATACTCTCAGTAGTTCCGCTTCCGTCACTTTGATTCTCCGGGCCGCCGCCTTTTGTTTTCGTTGCAGAAATGTCTTCACAACCCAAACCCTCCCCGGTTCGATTCCCACCAGCCACGGCCGTCGCGACGAGTGGCGGTCGGTTGCGGCTTTTGAGATTCCCGTTTCGCCTTCTCTTCGGACGCGATTTGTTCGGCCGTCATTTGCGGCTTTGGAAGCAGATTCAGTTGGTAGTATGCCGCCGCAGCTTCAAGGTAGGACTCGCAATCACTGAGATGCTCGAACGTGTCCGACTTGCTGACCCACTGGGTTTTGACAATCCCGGAACGGCCCTTCTTTGGTTCCCGCTGCCAACTAAGCATCGACCGGATGTAGTCGTACTGGACGTAGTTATCGGCCGGCAACCACCAGTGGCCAGGATCGCCCTTCTTGATCTTGAGCCGCATATCGAACAATGAGTCCATCGCGAACCCCTTGTCGATATTCCACAGCTTCATTTCCCCCATGCCCTGAATCGGCGACACCCGCACGATGGACGATTGCGTGTATTGATGGCCGCCCTTGATCGGTTGCCGGACCTGCCAATTGCCGGCGCAGTAGTCGTAGATTTCCTGTTGGCGGTTGCCGTCGCCGGAGTCAATCAAGTTCTTGTAGATGCCATGCGGGGTTCCGCTCAGCGCGTGGAATGTCGCCTTTTCGATTTCTTCCAACATGACGAAGTTGTCGGCCCGACCATAGCGCATCAACCATGATTCGCCCATGTAGCTGAATGCCCGAACGACGTACCACAGATGGTCCTTTTGGACGTCGGTCGCCATGAGGATTGCCAACGGCTCGCAGAGTAATTGCTGGCCAGGTTGATAGTCGCCGCAATGATCGAGAACGTCTTTGGCATTTAGCGTCGCGAGCGAATACTTGAACGCCTTCGCGTCCCACGACTGGACGAAATTCTTGATCGCCTCGATGCCTTCTTTGGCCGCAGCGACAAATGCCTGGGCGTAGTCGATCCACGACAGTACGTTTGAGTAGATCGACCCGGCCTGAAATCCGCTGATACGCTTGCTGCGAAGCGGCGTGCCTTGCAGATGGCCTTCGCGGTTGCAAGTCTGGCCTTTCGGCACCCACCGCAGCCGTCGCATCATCTTGGGCTTTTCGTCGGGGTTGATTGGCTTCTTGCATTCCTTGTTGCAGCACAGGTAATGCACCGATTCCGGCACGACTTCCCCGTTGGAATCGAACGTCCACTTGAGACCCTTTTCGCCTTCCTTCTCGCCGCGTTCCAAATACTGATATTCGCCGCAGTGCGGACACGGCACCTGCAATTGTTGCTGATTCGATTCCTCGAATGCTTTCGTCAATCGGCATTCGCCGTCAACGGTGCATTTGCCTTCGATGAGTATTTTGCGTTTCGATCGAGCGAACGCTTTGGCGCGATCGCGGGCCATCTTGACCGGGTCGCCTTCCCCGGATTTCTTCCGGGAATGCAGATTGACTTCCGTCACGGCCACCAAGGCGCACGACCGGCCCGAGACGGTCCACGGCGCACCCGACCAGCCGTAATAGACAATGCGGTCTCCGAGGTCGATATTCTTCTTGTTGAGCTTCGAGTCCGGCTTGATTTTGTGAGCCAACGCCTTGACCATCCGAAGATGGGGGATCATCTTGGACCGCTGATGCTCTTTGGCGGAATCTTCGTCGGGACAGGCAATCAGACTTGGCGCGCCTTCGCACACCAGGAAGTATGCGATGATGGCGCACAGGCAGGCCGTCTTGCCCATTTGCGTTCCCAGCATCAAGACCACTTCCTCCACGTCGGGATCGACCAAGGCTTGCAGGATGGCGTCGAGGTAGCCGAACAGTTCCCGATTCCAGAATCCCGCAAAGGCACCGATTTTCTTCGAGAAATAGAAGTTGCTCCGCACCCATTCCAAGACCGGCATAACGGCCGGCACGTCCCATTCCTGGCAGAGTTCCCGATACTCACGTTGCATCGTCCTCCGCTGCTTCGTCGTCCATCGGTATGGTGTCGCGGTTGCGGTCATCATCGAGTGCGATTCTCAAGCCCACCGCGGCAGCCGCTTCCCGGATGGCATGCACGACCGCATTGATTGCGTCCGAACAGACCGTCATCGCCGCTTCGCGGATTTCCAGTTGCAGATTCATGTCCGTGATATGCCCGGCCAGCGTGTCCGGAAGATTCATTAAGATCGAACGTGAATCGCGGAAATGTTGTTTCAGGACGCCCATCATCACGCGAGCGGGAACCAGTCGGCCACGTTCGGTTTCGTAGTTCTGCTTTTGCCGCATAGCCTTGTATTTTTCGTTGATGGCCGCGAATTTGTCGCGTTCGTCCCGCCAATCTCGATTCTCCGATTGCCTTGCCTTTAGGTTGTCCTTGGGCTTATCCGGAAGTTGCTTTGCCCGATTACGTTCGATCCATTTCCAGCGATCCGGGTCTCGCGACGGCATGCCGGCCAATCGCCATTTCTCAACCGTCGCCTTCGATACCGTGAAGCCTTGCCGGACCATTTGGGCGTGAACGTCGGCGTTCGAGATTCCGTCCTTTGGCCTTGGGCCGGATCGTTGCCCGTGCGAGCCTGCCATTCATCACCGTCACGCAGCCGCGATTTGGACGACTTTGATTTCATGCCGCGAGCAAGCCATGAATTTCTCGTCCATGCCGGGATAACTTGCAACCACCGTAAGGCCGCCTTGGACCGGCAGCGTCGTTGCATGCGGCGGGTCGATCCGACAGGTTCCACGTTTCGGCTGGCCAATCGTCATGGCGTTCGTGGGTTCGCCATGCCAATGCCGGCAAGTTCCACACTTAGCGTTCTCGTAATCAGTCACGCAGCAATCCTCTGTTGACTCTTCACCGCCCGGACCAACTTGCCCCAGCAGTCATACATCCGGCACCAGCGACCCATCGGGTTCAGCGTCGGCCGCCATTCCTGAATCTCTGCACCCGACATCGCCCGCAACCATCCCATGTGCATATGATCCGCCGCGTCCACCAGGCTGTATTCGCATTCGATCGGTGACCGGCCAAGGCAAATCAGAAACGCACTTTGAGCGTTCCAGTAGCCGACGATTCGAAAGTTGGCGGTCTGCAATGTCGGCCTCACGGCAAATAGGAAATCCCAGTTGCGGTCGTATTGGTACTCCAAATGCGTTTGACATGAACCGGAAACGTCCCCGCCGGAACCGTCAACGTTCGCGTCTGGCCATCCGCTTGAGCAAGCGTTGTCACCACCAGAACGCCGCTCACAGTGACCGAAATCATGCGCGAGATGTATGTCAAGTCCGCACTATCGCTTGGCGTCACTGGAAGCCAATCGTCCGATGACGCCAAATGATCCGGCGAGACTCCGTTCAAAAGTGCCGTTCCGGTATACCAAGCCGCCATCTCTTCACCCCGTTTCTAAATCCCAATTCCAAGGCCAATTCGAATCCCATTTGATTTGGGGGCTGTGCCGCTCGCCGACGCCGTGAACGTGACGACCATCTTGCCGTCGCCGCCGTTGCCGCCAGCTACGCCCGATGCGCCAC